AAGCCCTGTGGCGCTAGTTTGGGCAACGGGATTAATAGATACGGGAGTGCTACCACCACCAAGATATTCAGGGCGCTGCAAACGAGCATCAGGACTGACAACTCCAAAATGCGAACGGATAATTTCAGTGTAACGAGTACCGCCACGTGCGTCCCTTTCCAAAAGTTTCTGTATCTGAAACGACTGTCGAAGCTGATTTATTGTCGCGGCTGTGGCAGCCGAAAGATCAGCATAGATAGCAGGATAACCAGTAGTACCTTCCTGATTAACATAAAAAACTTGTGACGTAGATTGCCCATCAATATAGGCGCTCGTCGCATAAGTAGCTGTAGTACCAGTAGACTCGCGAACCGTCTGAGTACCATCCGGATAAACACCATCTCTTTTACCAATACCAATGACAGGCGCAATAGTACCTAAAGGCAACGTAACAGCCTGACCTTTCTGAGGCCAAGGCAGTGCACTGGTAAAATAATCATGTCGCTTACCGCGACGACGTAACACATAATCTGCCGGACTATCCGGGCCGTCATCAACATCAACCACTGCAGAATCTTGCAAATTCTGATCTCTAAACCACTCGTTCCAAATAAGATTGTACGCACGAGTCCAAAATGCACAATGCGTAACTGTATTTGGAGCGGTAATCTGGCCTGCCGTTGGCAGTCCCATATAATCTTGCAGTGAATTCACTGCATAACCACCGGCCGGACTAGTAGTCTCCGGCACTGTGTAATCTATCGAACTGTCAGGATCTGGGTATCTTTCACCCATAAACTTTTGCCAGTTCTCCCAAACCAAACGGTTTGGAACAAAAAAGAAAAACGAATCAAGATGCATGTTATCCATAATTGGAAACAATGGCGTAGCCAATCGAGCAAACGCCGTCATCTGTAAATTAATCGTATCTCCAGGAAGAACTTCGTCCACATATACGGGAACAAGATATCCCGAATCAAACGTCGTCTTATACGACTTCTGTGAATCAAACTTAGACCGAGGAATATCAGCTCGCGGAATCATAGCGAACTGATGGACATTTACAGACTTATTACGATGCATCATCGTTATCTCCTAATTGCGGGGCGATCTTTTCAGATCACCCCCCTTATATTTAACTGCGACTCTTAACCTGCTTGCCTAACGCTAACAGCTTCGGAGCCTCATGTAAAGCAAATTTACCATCAAAATCATCAAAAATACCCAATTCGTATAAATCGAAATCATCGGGATGCGCATACATCTGATTATCTGGCGCATTACGATTAACTTCATCCTGAAAACTACGAATAGCAACTCCAGTAGCAGGTAAAAAAAACGGGCGACCATAGCACTCTGCCGCCCTATCTCTGATAGTACACACTAACATCTTCATATAATTCCCTCACGTCAAACTACGTTTAAGCAAGGAAAGTCTGGCCTTCGCCACCTTTTCCTTTGCTGCCAATCTCTCAACAGTATTGTCTTCATACTTGTCTCGAGCTCTCTTTTCTCGCTCAAACTCTATCCATTCAAAACTGATAGGGTCTTCGGCCTTGTACTTTTTATCGTAAAAGCGAGGTGGCCGAACCTTACGACCGTTTACCACCACAAAATCATGGGGATAAACGTCATCCTTAAACTCTTTATACCAGTCATATCCAATGCCTGGCTTCAAACTCATCTTATTAAACTCAGGTCTCCGCTGCGAAACCTCCCCAGTATCTGGGTCAACCCACTCATAATGTTCGGCTTGTTGCTTACCGTTAATCTTCTTCATTATATAACGGGCAACGTACGCAGCCGATTGAAAGTTGACCTCTCCGAGGGAGGAATAACCAAAAGGCCACAGCTTTTCAAGCTGTTCGGATCTAAAAATTCGACTGCCAACATCCGTCCGCTTCCAAAGCTTCTTATCCGAAAAATCGAAGTTGAATACGCAGGCATGGAAGTGAGGTCTGCCAAAATTTTCGCCATATTCTCCTGCCATATAAAATCGAATCGGATACTGACCCTCTACTGGGTCAATTCCTCTATGCGCCTTACGAAGGCGCTTCATGAACTTCTGAAAATGATCATAATGCAAACTCTGGTCTGCCGGCAAGTTCTCATCGTTATACGTTAACGTAATAAAACAATTGTTTGTATACCTACTTGCCTCATGCAAACACCTAATCGCCCACTGGCGAGAACGCTCAAGCCGACAACCTACGCACTGACCGCATGGCAGCGTGAGGCTGCGCACGATGTCGTGCCTGGCGCTCTCATAGAAAACAACGTCCCCTGCTGCCGTTTTCCACGCCGATAACGGGTGGAAACAGGGCACGTTACAGTCGCCAACCGCCGCGCATAGGGTTACTACGCATATTGGCGGACTTCGTCCGCATAGAACCCCTACGAAACTTCTTAGCGGCTTTATATTTATTCATTGGTCTACGACGCATCATATTTTTTCTCCTTTTGGTGTCACCTAGCACAGTTACATCAAGTAGATCACTGTGCAGGCTCGCCCAAAACGGGCTCGCTAGGTGACTTAACGACCGCTTGAGCGGTCTCTTTATGGAGAAGGCCCAATGCCTTCATCTCATCCCTATTAGCCTCCTGTGAGGCAAATTCAACAAAAAGAGCGGGATCATTATCAAACTTCGCCCTTACCTTAGCCGGCAGCTGAAGGAAGGAGTCTTGCGCTGCCATCACAGCATTAAGGGCAGACTGATAATCAGTAATCCCGCTAAAATCACCATATTGAGGCTGAACGCTACCAGCAGGTAGCTGGCCAGTAACATTAAACTGGCGCAAAATATTATTAATATCGCACTCATCTCGAAATGACTGCTGAGTCCTACTAGGACGAATAAAAACAAACTTGGCAAGATTACTATTCTTGTCACGATCATAGGTAATCGGATTCTTAACACGACTCACTTTAGTCCTTTCATAACGCCAATAATCGTATCAATTAATGGCTTTAACTGGCCATATTCACGGCCCATATTATTCAAACTATCTATAGCACTTGCCTCAGCACCTATAACCTTAGTCTCTTCTATTAATTTCTTAAGAGTCTGAGCAATCATACGCTGGCGCTCTTGCTCTGTATAAGACTGCTGTCTATACAAATTCTCTTGCGCAGCCAACTGAAATACAGCCTGACGCAACCTCTCCCCTTCCGTAGGAATATTCTTAATTTCCTCGCGAATCTTATCTGTAGCAGCTTCAACCTGTTTCTCCTGAGTCTTCGTCAACCCAGTCTGAGCTTCAAGCTGCTCAGCTTGAGCAGCTGAAGAAACTCCAGCTGACGCCTCTCTAAAACCTTGGACACCTGCCGAACCTACGTTCGTAAATTGGGGCATAGCTCCAGCAGGAGAACTAGCCCCTCCAAGCCTACTAACAAGCATAGGGTTAATACCAGCGGCTTTCAAATCCTCAACCTGCCGCTGATACGACGTATTCGACATTTCTTCCTGAAATGCCATCTGACGATTAGCTGACTCTTCGGCAGCTTTATTCATCTGATGAGCGCCATAAGCTGACGCTGCTGCTGCTATAAGTGCAGGAATCATCAGAAATGATCTATCAAACCGGGCACTGAATACAACGGCATTGGCCGTGCCTGTCTTACATTAAAAAAAGCATCAAACAAAAACTGCTTACCGTTTGCTGCTTCTCCAATAGCCACAATACGCTCAACTGGCGGTGTGTCTTCAATAAACTCGTCGTTCAATACCGGCAGAGTCCCAAATTCTTGGGCCAAATGCCAAGCATCTAATGTACCCGCTGCCGTTGAACGAAAATAACCAGTAATCTGGCTGGGCTTATAACGATACTCTGCCCAGCGCTCCTGATAACCAAAAACATCATCATCAGTAGCTGTACCAGTGCAATAAATCTCTTTATTAAGCACTGCCTGCTCACCAAGTGTAGCAAACGCAGGAAAATAAAAATCATAACGTGTAGACCTTGACCACATGCGTGGAAGGCCCTGCTGATATGTTAAATCAGCACGAACCGACACTAAACCTATAAGCACCCCGTGCTCAGTAGCATTGTACGTAAATCCGTGATTGTACGCGAGAGCCGTGCCAAAAGCGGCCAAATTACCTTGCGGACTAGTATCTTCAGTAAGCCCTGTGGCGCTAGTTTGGGCAACGGGATTAATAGATACGGGAGTGCTACCACCACCAAGATATTCAGGGCGCTGCAAACGAGCATCAGGACTGACAACTCCAAAATGCGAACGGATAATTTCA